AAGTATCTAGCACTACAAAGTGATTTAGAAAACTATAAAGAGGATGAAGAGGCAAGTATAGCATTTATGTTACATCACTTATGCGGTATTAATTTAGAACAAATCAAATCATTATCAAAGGAATCTTATAATGAAGTAGTATCAACGTTAGCAACCTTTATGGGTAATACAGAATACGAATTACAAAGATTTATTACAATAGATGGTATAGAGTATGGATTTGAACCTAACTTATCTAATATGACATACGGTTCATTCTGTGATATAACTAAATACGATGCATTGGCAATAGATGGTAATTGGGGAAAGATAATGAGTATACTATACAGACCAGTAGAAAAGAAACTATTTGATTCATATAGTATTAAAGCATATGATGGTAAGATAGATGAAACACGTTGGTTAAATGTAAGCATGGATATACATTTCGGAACTCTGTTTTTTTTTGTTCGTATGTTAACGGACTTACTCAATTATACCCTGAACTCTACGATAGTGATGCAGGAGGAGTACCTACACAACATCAAGCAAACTTTGGAAAAAAGTGGAAATCATACGCAAGCATTATTGAACTTGCAAACGGTGATATCAGAGCTATAGATGAAATAATTAATCAACCATTAGAGAAGTGTTTACTACTCTTAGCTTATAAAGCAGACAAAAGCTTTTTAGAAACCTTAATACACAAAGAGTCACTTAAAGGCATCAAATAATACCACAACATTTAGGATTAGGGGTGTTAAAGACTAAAAAACCATTATGGGCAGGTGGAGCAATAGTAGAAACGGTAACCTTAGATATTCTGTCAATAGAGAGAATAATAGTGGCATATTCATTGGCCCAACACGTGGTCTATCCTCTCCTAAGAACAATAGAAGGGGATGTTTGTGTTTGAATGAGAATAGATATGGTAGAGATTGTTGTAACGGAGCATTGATGGAGCAAGGTATAGGTGTGATAGAAGCACCGGCACAATTTGCGACAAGAGGTGGTTTTAGTAGTGGTTTCTCAGATGGTTTTGATATTGGAACAGTAGTATATTAATAAAATAAAAGATAGATAATATGGGTTTAACTAAAGCACAATTAGAAGCATTAAATGATTCTAGTTTCCCTAATAATAACGCAGGAGCAATCACTCCCGCAATCCTAAGAGATTACAACGATGCGGTAATCCTTAATACAGTAAATCAAGATACTTACACAACTGATAGTGCATCATTTGATAGTAGAATAGATGGATTGGCAACTACTTCATCTGTTAACGCAATATCAACATCAGTAGGTTTATTACAAACGTTTAGTGGGTCTCAATACAAAGCAGATTCTGCATCTTTTAGTAGTAGAATAAATTCAGCTACAGGTAGTTCAACAAACACAGGTAGTTTATTATTAACAGCATCATTTGATAACGGAACAAGAAACTTAACTTTTACAAAAGGAGATGCAACTACATTTAATGTTAACATTCCTGATGTGAGTGGAAGTACATTTGATACAGGTAGTTTAGTTACTACTGCAAGTTTTAACGCATATACTGCATCACAAGATTTTAAGAATACAACATTCGCAACAACGGGTAGTAATACATTTACAGGACAACAAACACTTTCTAATACGGGTGATTTACAATTCCCTTTGCAAATTATAAGTGGTGGTATTAGAATAGATGACCCAAATACCGATTGGATGATTTGGAATAGCATTACAAATGGTGGATTAAAAAGGTCTAATACTGCTGATTTGGAATTGTTAGCTCAAAGTGCAAGTCTTAATATATTAAATAGTGCAGGTAGAGTATTTGTTTCAGGTTCTACACAGACTGTAATAGCTGGTGTTGATTTTATTCCATTTAGTTCTTCATTAGATAGTAGAATTATATCAGCAACAATCAACACAGGAAGTTTTGCAACAACAGGTAGCAATACATTTGTAGGTAATCAAACTATAAATGGAGATTTAAGTGTATCACAATCTAAATTTATAAGAATTGGTGACAATCAATCTATCAGTACTACATTTGGTAACTCTCTTTTAATTGCTTCACAAGGTGGAAATTTAATTAGAAATGATGCTGGTGGTGGAGATATAAGGCTAGAAAATTCACAAGGTTTTATTGAGGTGTTTAGTAATACTACTGTTAATATATCAGGTAGTAATACTACAATACAGAATGTAGATTTTATTCCATTTAGTTCTTCATTAGATAGTAGAATATTAGCAGCAGGTGGACAACCACAAGTACAAGAAGAAGGAACAATATTAGGAAACGCAACATCATTTAATTTTATAGGTGCGGGTGTAACTGCAACTCTAAGTGCAGGAACAGCATCAATAACTATACCAGGTGGTGGTGGAAGTATTGATACCGGTAGTTTTGCAACAACAGGTTCTAACACATTTACAGGCAATCAAACTATTGAAGGTGCAATTGTAAGTAATCCAACAACATCTTTAACTGAATTATTTTCACAAGCATTTGTAAGTGGAGCAGTACAATATAATATAACTGCATCAAATGCAACATCACAATCAAACTTAGTATTGGGTGGAACTCCATTGGGTTCAACATCAACTGGCTCGGTTATTATATCAGGAAGTCAAAATATTCTTTTTAGTCCTGCTAAAACATTAACTGGAACAGCGGCATTTACTAATGGATATTTAGGTGGTAGTGCTAATATTGTTGTTACAATTCCAACATTACATACACAATCATTATTCAGTCCTACAATGAATAATAATAATATTAATAGTGCAATTACTTTTAATTTTATAACAAGTTCAACATCAGTTCCAAATTACACTAATAATCTTAACTTTAATAGTGTAACTATAAACCACCAATCAGCTAGTTTAACGGCTCAAAATAATATTACTAATACACCTCTTACTTCAACTGCTAATATAACTGAATTAACTCAGAATCCAGCTATAAATGGTAGTACAATAATTGGTGGAGCAGTAACATTAAATCATAATAGTTCATCAATAACTTATCAACAAAATATTGGTGGTGGAATTACGGTAACTAATAACTATTCATCATCAGTTTCAAACGCAGTAAATAATATTAATTTACTTAATAACGTATTCGCAGGAGCATCAAATACTTTATTAGTAAGTGGTAGTAACACAGCAAATAGAAGAACATTTAGTCAGAATATAATCGCCGGAAATTCAAATGCAATAAGTTCCGATTTAATTGGTTCAACCGGTGGTCATTTAATTGCAACTGCAATCATAGGACAAAACTTAATTGTATCAGCATCAGGAACATCAACAACAGCAGGTGGTGGTGCATTCTTTGGTAGATACAATGATATAACTAATTTATTAGCAGATAGTGGTAAAACAATATTTGCAGTAGGTACTGGTACATCAACATCAAATAGAAAAACAGCATTATCAATTGATAGTGGCTCTAATGTTCTTATATCTGGTTCACTTATCGTAGCTAATCCTAGTACAAGTGGATTTAGTGTAGATGCAAACGCAGTAGTTTCTGCTTCTAAAGTGTATATAGGAAATCAAAGTGTGGGTGTAGAATTCACACCATCAACGGGCTCAATTACTGACTCGTATACAAGATATGGCAAAGATAGTTTCCAAATATATCAATATCAAGGACAACCATACGCATTCGGTGTTATTTGTACAGCTGACCAATTAAATGCATACACTGGTTCTCAATTCAGATGGGGTACAGTAAATGGAACAGGTGCAATTCAGAACTATATGAATATGGTATCTGCATCTTACACAGGTTCCATAGGTGCAGGAACTCCAATACCTGGCTTTGATTATCTTAAAGATGGTCAAATAGTACAATTTCAAAGAGGAACAACCTTTGATAAAAATGTATATATTCAACAAGGATTGTATGTTTCTCAATCAGTAGGTGGTCCAACGCCGGCATTAACATTAAATGGTACTAATGGATCAGGGGCATTAATAGCATCAGGAAGTGTTGTAATTTCAGGCTCATTAAACTTAAACGGACAAAATACATTTGCATCATTAAGTACTAATACATTCGGCGGTGACCAAATAGTAAGTAGTAGTATTTATATAGCACCAAATAATAATAATAATCAATTATATTTACCATCTGGTTCTAATAAACAAACAGGATTAGCAACATTAGATGGTGGTAATCCAGGTACAGTAACAGTATCAAACTCAAATGTAACTGCAAACTCTATTATATTAATAACTAAACAAACTTTGGCTCATCCTAATGGATATGTTGCAGTTAGTTCAAAAGGTAGTGGCACATTTACAATAACATCAAACCATAATGGTGATGCAGATGTAGTAGGATATATGATTATAAACGCATCATAATATGAATGAGAATACAGCAATATTGGAAGTAATGCTGGAGTTAGCCGAAGAGGAAAACACAGAACTTAAAAGTGAAGTTGAGTATTTACAGGCGGTAATAAAGTTCTTAGAATATCAGAATAAAGAACTGAAACTAAGGAACGATGATTTAGCAGATGAATACAACAACCTAACAGATATAACAAAACGATTAAATTAACCAAAAAATAACTACACCATACAAAAGTGGTGTTAAAGACTTAAAACACAAAAGATATGAACTCAAAAAGCGTATTAAATAGAATTATGACTTTGTTAGCAATGGATAACGAAGTTATGGATTTCGTAGATGCTAAATTAGCAGATGGAACAATTTTACAATCTCCAACATTTGATGTAGGTGAGAAAGTAGAAGTGGTATCAGAAGATGGAACTAAATCTCCAGCACCAGACGGTGAACATGAAATTAGTTTAAGAGATACTGAAGGAAACGAAGTATTAATTAAAATTATGACTAAAGATGGTATCATCGTTGAAAGAGAAAACGTTGAATTAGAAAACGAAAAAATGAAAGAAGAAGTAGTTGATAAAGAAGCTGACGTTAAAGAAGAAAAAGATATTGAAATGGAAGCTGAAACTAAGGAAGCAAAAGGATTACCTAACACAACTGAAGAGGATAAATCTAACACAGTAGAAGCAGGTGAACCATCAGAAGATCCAATTATAAGATTAGGATATAGAATTGATGAGATGGAAAAAAGAATGCAAGATATGATGGAGAAATTTACATCAGCATTCCCATCTGAAGGTATGGAAGTAAGTTCATTAGTTCCAAACACAATGATGGAAGAAGTAGATGAAGAAGAGTTACCAAAATTAGATGGTGCTCCAATTGAAGAAGTTGCAAAATTTGCACAAACAAACAGAAATAACTTTGGTAAGAAAGTAGAAAACGCGCAAGCATCTTTCTTATCTAAATTATATAAATAATTAATAAACAAAAAATATTTTCAAAAATGAAAAAAGTACAAAACTTTCAACAACCTACATTCACACAGAACACATATGCTGGTGAATTTGCAGGTCAGTATATCGCAGCGGCTTTGTTATCAGCAAAAACTTTAGATAACAAGTATGTAACGATACACCCAAATGTGAAATTCAAAGAAGTAATTCAAAGAATTGCAGTAGCTAACATCGTAAATGATGCAAGTTGCGATTTCACAACATCTGGCTCAGTAGCATTATCTGAAGCAGTATTAACTCCAAAAGAGTTACAAGTTAACTTACAATTATGTAAGCAAGAGTTCGTAGATTCTTGGCAAGCATTACAATTAGGTTTCTCAGCGTTTGATACTATTCCAGCATCATTCAACGATTACTTAATTTCTTATGTAGGTGGTATCGTAGCACAAGCAACTGAAATCTCTATTTGGCAAGGTGTTAACGCAACTAACGGTCAATTCGGTGGTTTTGAAACAGCATTATCTGCATCAATCGCAGCATCAACTGGTGTAATCTCTGCAAAGAGTGGATCAACAG